TTGTACGATAATGGTGCTGATGCTGATAATGATGTTAATGATATTCCATCATCTTCTTGCCAGCTTGCACCGCCATTAGCATCGCTGGTTAATACTTTGCCTGTTCCTTTACTTGGCATATCCAATCTTATTGCATCATCAGATGTAGTTCTAATGTCAATCATTGCAGTTGGTTGAGTAGTCCCTACACCTATCATTGTTTTAATGGTTGTATCGCCAAGTATTATGGTATTACTTTTGCTTGTTCTGGAGTTGTAGCCGATTGCGGTTGAATTTTTAATAACACCTGTAACAGTTGATAGTTTATAAGACAATGCGCCAATATAAGTAGTCCCTGTATCTCTGTCGCCATAATAAGCTGACTGCTGTCCAACACCTACATTCCACTTGCCTACATTATTGTTATAGCCTGATAAAGTACCAGAATAAGTATTATAGCCTGAGAAATCCATAACAGGAGTGGCGGTTGCGCCTGTTCCATCACCAGTTATAGTGACAGTGTGAGTATGTGCTGCGTTGTAACACCTTCCAATCCCAGTCATTGTTATGGCTACAATAGCACCACCACTTATTACTGCTGTGCCAGTTGCAGTTGCAGATAAGTTATATCCAGGAGGCGAATTTTGTGGAGATGAGAATGTAACAGTTGCATATGTATATCCACTACCACCTGATGTAATATTTGCCCCTATAATTGACCCGCCTGATAAGTATCCTGCAGAGCTTCCAATAAATAAATCATTTTCACCACCGCCTGCCCTTCCAGTATTTACACCTATTATTGTTTGGCCACTTTTTGAAGAAGCCCATTCTCCAGCAAATGTTCCAACATACAAATTATAACTTCCAGTTATGTTGTTTCGTCCGGCTGACTGGCCAAACCCATTATTCCTAAATCCTGTTGTGTTGAATCTTAATGCTTGCCAACCCAATGCAGTTGTTCCATATCCTGTAGTTGTGTATTGCATTGCTTTATGCCCAACTGCCACGTTGCCTTCCCATGCCCACTTACTATGAGTATTGAAAGATGCTAAAGCACTGTCACCAATCGCTATAATACCTCTCAGCGTATCAGTCTGAAGTCCTCCGGCATTATAACCTAATAGAATATCCTGCATTGAACCCCTTCCTGAACTCCAAGTTGAATCCCATGTATCACTAATGTAAAACATTCTATGCCCGTTAGTCTTCATTATTAACGGTACGGAATCTATATGACCTATAAAATTATTTTTAGTCAATCCTGTATTTCCATTTACACCCCATCCACTACCAGCACTATCAGGCAAATTAAACTGAGTAGTCCAGTTTCCATTTTTCCTCATTTGCACCGCCAATCCAGTTCTGCGCAGACTGTCGGCATAGTTGGTACTTCCCGCCTCTCTCCAATCACCACCTGAATAGAAATAAAACTTGTTGTTAACCGTATCAATCCCAATATTGCCGGCTCCTGTCCAAGTGCCGACCCTGATATTCGGAATAGTTGAATACCCTGGCACATGGAAACCACTGTCTGACTTTATCGCTATCAGGTTATACCGGCTCCGTATATTCAGATAATTGGACGGAACCTGTCCAAAACCATAAATCGTTATCATCAAAAAAAGCACTGTCAATATTCTTTTCATCTCTTATAAATTACGTTCACAAATTCGCCTGTTTCAAACGGACGGTTGATGTCAAATCCCAAAACACCAGCCGCCTTATTATATGCAACCTGATAACCCGTTGCATCAACCGGAGAGATGATGTAATCAAATACATCATGATTATCACCCGTCCTTGTTACCCTCAACACATTTACATACACTAAAGCAGCATCAATAATTTCTGTGCTGCCTGCCGTGGGTATGTATGTTTTAGTATAAGTTATCATAAGTCTTTCCACATAATCCAAACCGTTTCGCCTGTTTCAAAAGGCATACTCACATCAAACAACAGCATATTATTACCCGTGTCATGCCTTACCTTGTCACCTGTTGCCGTTCCTGATGTTATCACATAGTAATCCCTTGCTGAACGGCTAACGGCTAACACTGTTTTGCCTGCAAATGTTTTACCGCCCTGCGATAAACCAGTGAGATTATTAGTCCCCACAGTAACATTCCACCAATCGCTGTCAACATTCTCATCCGTTGCCGGTGAATCACCACCGGACGGGCTTTCATCAATAACAGGCAATCCTGAACCAACTATATTTACCGTTGACTGGCTAAAACTTGCCACGTCACCGCTTATCTCAATACCTTCAATCAGGAATACCCCTGTTATCGTTACCGTTTCGCTATCATTATTGATAAACTCAAACTGCCATTCATTCTCTGCCCGTCTTACCGCTTCCTGTAATAAATAAAACGGCGAATACCTGTCTGCCGTGTTATCAGTCACTGTCACACCTGAAGCTGATCCGCTGAACTCAGTACGGCGAACCCGGCGCAAGATGCCCAAACCCGAATTTACACCAGTCCTGTTTATAATTTCATTACTAAGGCTGAATGAGCATGATTTTCCGCAAAACACCGGGTAAAATGTACCGTCAACCTTTATTGAGGCTATCATATTCTTGCCGTGTACTGTCTTACTGTCTGTCATTGGTTACATATTTGAAAGTATGCCCGGTATATGTTTTAGGTACTGCCTCATTAAGCACTTCACAAAGGTAAATATCACATTGACACAAGTCAAAATCTTGTGAACAGTGCAATAATTTGAACTGCCTGTTATTAGTGGCCGGATGCGAATCTTTTACATAATAAGTGTGCATCAAATCAGGAATGTCTATCAGGCCAAATAAATCAGTCTTATCAGTGTCCAAGCCGTCAATAGTACCGTCAATAACGGTCATTGGCCGGTTGTATTGGTTCCAAACATCCTGATTTTGCATTTCACCAAACGGCTTTATGTAATCACTTGACGGTACACCGCCTGGGAAGACTGCGAAGTTCCAAAAACCCTCAGTCAGAACATACTCCCCTGATACAAGTTTCATTAATACCCCTTTGAATAGTTTCTTTGGTGCATCAGAAATAAATACTTCTTTTTCTCTTTTACCGGTATAGTTACCTGATTGTTCTGAAAGATGATAGTGACCTTTTACCGCTATATAAGATTCATCAATATAAGCCCTGTATGTTACGCTAAAATCCTGTATGTGTAAATCTATGCCAGACAAATCAGAAATGTTCCCCCAATAAACAGCTATTATTATTTTACCGTTTACAGGTAATTTGCCAACTTCAACACTTAGTGACTGCCATTCTGTTTCATCAATATCATCTGGAGTCCAGTTTTTTGATATTGTCCTGATGCCAGTCCAGATATTATCTGACAAGTGCCAACTTGAATCGTTATCTTCATAAAACCAAACAGAATCATCATCACCTTCAAGTCTTATGTGACATTGCAAAAAGTTGGCATTCCCGCCGCTTATGTCTTGTGAATATTTGAACTGATAAGATAAGTCGAAATTGTCACCCTTACCCATATATATAGGTGTACACTCTAATCTTGAAGCATTTGGGTATGGTTCAGGGTATGTTATTACAACATCCTTAAAGGTTTCTTCGCCAAAAGAATTATACCACCTTTTTATAAATACTTCATTTATTGTAGCCGGATCCGGGTGTGTTGGTGGTTCAACATCTTTCAAGAGTGACCAACAAGACAGTTCAAATTTCTTTACAGAGTACGTTACCCCATCAATAACCTCATTTCCTAAGTCGGCTATAAAATCGCCACGTTCAAAAGAAGCGTTACACGGTATTTCAGGAACAACATAATTGAATATATGTTTTACCGACTTCAACGGCCTTGTCCTGCTTATTACAGCATCGTCATTCATGAAGGCAAGTGTGTACTGACTGTTATCAGCACCGATATTCTTCTCATACCTGGCATCAGTCAGAAACCCCTGAATGGTTCCATCAGCATTAAACAAACACTGCTTATTATCCTGAACATCAAACTCGTCAATTCTTTTTATGTACCACTTGTTTTTTTGCAGTGATAATTCACAACTTTCACCAAGTATTTTTTCCAATACCGTATAACAATCGTCAAACTCATTTGGCGCACTTTCAAAAGTACCGGAATGCAGGTAACAATAATTGAAGAAGTGCCCTGCATCTGTCAGCCCGGCATCCTTTTCCCTGATATTCATTTCGGCAATTAACTGCAATGACCGGCCCGTTTTAGCAAGACAAGCTGTTAAGTAATCAATAATTTTATTCTCCCCGGTAAAAATATCACCGTTCAAATCTGTTAAAGGTTCATCTTTCAAAAATCCAAGTCCATCAGTGACAGTCAGCACTAACATATTTGGATGCGGCTGAAATTCCTGGTTAATGTCTTCAACAGATAACCATCCGTTAAAGACTACATTGGCCTCTGTGCCTACTGCTATCTCACAATAAAAATCATTATCCCCACCACTTGTGAAGGTCATAATGTCAATATCGTTTGACGTATGCAGTTGTAATTTTACTTGCCTTGACCGGATCGGTGTAAACTTGTCTTCGTCTGTATCAATAACCTCAGACGTTACCGGATTTTCAGCCATGTCAAGGCTAATTTCAACGTCCTCCTGAATATACACTACTTCCTCATCCGGCGGGCTTATCAGTGTGAACTTAACAAGGTACTGTGTATAGGTATCAAAGGCCACAAGATTGATATATTCCTGACCTTCAACCGGGCTGGCCTGTGTAAGCACATTAACCCAAGTGCTGCCGTCTATTGATGCCTCAACTTCAACCTGACTGAAATTAGCTGTATCACTGTTAATGGTAAGATTGATGGTAATGTTAATCCCGTTGTTTGGCACAGCAATAAAATCAATCCCGTAAGGATTAGCTGCAGCCTCATGTGCTTTGTCATAGATGTTGACAAAGACATCCTGACTATTCTGGCTGTTATCGGTATAGTCAACTTGTGTATTACTGAATACCCCTTTGTATATTTTTTTAAATGCCATTTAAACCTAATCTGTTGTTTGACCTTGTTGTCCTTGCAACCGAAAGAAGTATATTCTGACCACGTACCACGGCACGCATTGTCCCTGATGAACTACTGCGGCCTGTGCTGAATGATCCTAATTGATGATTGGGAACGATTGAACCGCTTACTGAAGGGACAAACAACTCTCTCCCGGCCTCACCTGTTATGTATGCCCTTCCAGCTTCAACCGGCCCGCCTGCCGCCCTGAACCCGCCGAATAACGAACCAAACACATCTTTGAATGAATTTGTTGCTGATCCTAATGCTGTTGTTCCAATACCGAGAACCGGGCCAAGTATCGCCGCTATTGCCGCCGTTGTTACTAACTTACCAATTAGTTGTGTTAATGCCTGTACTGCTGCCTGCCCGAATGCCTTGAAAGCATTGCCGCCCTGTGCAAGTGCATTGAACATTGAATCAAAGGCCGGGGTAAGCACTGATGTGATTACTGCCGCCTCCTGTTTGTGCATGGCAACCCTTTCTTCTGCCTGTTTCTTTAGCTCTTTGTTTTCAGCAACTTTAATATTTGGAGTTACGACAAGTTTCCCAATTTTATCAGTAAGCGAATTTTGTAATGTTTCGGTGAAAGTAAGCTGCTTTGGTTTGTCCAAAAGAAGTTCCTGCATACGCAAGACGGCAGTACCTACCGGCAATTCGAGCCGCCCATATTTCGCAAGGGAAAAGTCAAGATTAACCTTTTCGGGCTTAATGGTAGCTTTATCTACATTAGTTTTTACATCACCTACCTTAATATTTTTGCTGTATTGCTGTAACTGGTTAAAAAGATTTTGTACATCTTTTTCAAGTTCTGAAATCTCCTTTTGCCGGGCTTCTTTACGGCCCGTTACCATTTGAATAAGTCCGGCAGCATCAGCCCCGCTTAATTTTTCAGCCCTTTTTAGATTTATAGAATCAACTATCTCAGGCAACTTTGATAAAGCCTTTTCTTGTGCTGTTGCAGCAACCCCTTGCTTTTTTAGTAACTCCTCAATTTTCTGCTCAACTCTTGCCTGAATAATTTTTGCAGCTATTACATTCTGAAGATTAGCAAGGTAGTCTTTATAAGCATTATCAAGTCCAATTACAGCTGACCCTTCAAGTTTAATATTCTTGAAAATATCCGGCTGAATTTTCTGTAATTCCTTTATAGTGGCAAGTTTCCTCTCTCTTGTTTCTGTTTCATTTCTAAGTATAGAAATGAATGAACCTACCTGAGTTGCCTCTTTAGCAGATTCTTTGAAAGCATTATCAGTTGATGCCTTTAATTCATCAACGGCAGATTTTGCCTTTTCTGCTGATTTACCGGCTCCAAATAATCTGTCACCAAATACAACAAGCAATGATGATGCAACACCTAATGCAACACCTAATCCGGCAGGCCCCATTAAAGAACTGCCCAACGCTTTAAATGCTCCTCCGGTTGTCCCGGTTGAAGCCTTTAGCCGTTGAAAAGATTCAAGTAGCGGGTTTAAGTTATTGGCAATACCGATAAAACCGTAAGGTGCATCCTGTGCAACCCTTGACAGGTTAATAAGCGACTGAGTGGCCTGATTTGATGACCCGGGTAATTTACTTAATGACTGTACACTTTTATCAATACCCTTCCCGAATGACTGACCTGCCGCAACAGTTGACCTCATACGTTGTTCAACCTGCTGCAACCCTTGCACCGCCGGTGTAACATCAGCCCCTATCCGTAAAACCAATCCATCAGCCATGCTTTAACCGTTTTAATGCGTCACGTTCTCTTTTTTGCTTCAAAATAGCTTTCACATCATCAGCCGTCAACCCCTTACCTTCCTGCTCATCAATTTGCCAACTGCTCATAACATAATCACGGCCTTTTCCACCACCAACCAAACATTCACAAATCAATGCCGTCTGAAACCTTATCGCCTTTTGCTTATTCTTTTCCTGCTCAATAAATCCAGTTCTGACAAGTAGGTACTCATCAAATTCAAGTTCGTAAAAATGATGAGGCAACAAACCAATTTGGCCGAATGCCTCTGCCCTCAGTTCATCCCAGGTCAGGGGCTTGTTACCTGGGGCTGGCCTTCCCCCGGCTCATCAGGTGTTACGGCTTTTACATACTTTTCAATAAGAAGCGCCGCCTCACTATCTTCCATCGCCCCAACCCAAGAATTAACGGTTTCGAGTTTTACAAACTCTTTCCCATTCACTTTATTATAACAGTTGACACCGGCATAAACAAGCCCGGTAATAAATTCAAACTGCTTTGCAGGATTGGTGGCCAGTTCGCCAATGTCAATAATCGGATCTGACTTTGTAGCCTCTCCAAAGAACTTTGAAAAGTACATCTTGCCCACATCGAGAGTATATTCGATGCTGCCGAAATTGTGCTGGAATTGTTTCATAATTATGCCGAAGGTTCTACGGTGTCAATGTCACCGTCTATTGTGATTGTAATTGATGCCTTTACTGTGCCACTTGCAGGAGCCTGAGGGCTATACGAAGAAACCCAGCCATAACCCCCTACAAAAACATCCCCTGCGGTATTTGTCCACGTCCAATACTTCTTCGCCTTTGTTGTGTACAACGTAAGCAAATCGGCATGGCTTGCCTCGTCTGTGTCCTCATCTGTAACCACAACGATATTGCCTGAAAATTTGTTATTCTGCGGCCCAAGCTCTTTGAGCACCCCGCATTTTGTTTCCTCTGATGTTTCATTGCGGCTCAAATCAACGCTTGAATCAGTTTCGCACACCAAAGATTTATAAGTTCCTCCCGGAGCCTCTGCAAATGAGATTACCACGGTTGAAGCATCTACTGTTGTCCTGTCTGCCATTTTTTTCGATTTATTGTGTTAATAAAAATTCATACCTGTTTACTCTTGTTAAAAACTTATTTGTGCCGTCATCTTCTGTGATTGTGTTTGATTGTAGTGTAATTTCTGATACTGAATAGCCGGAACCCACACCAAATGAACTCGGAGTTGGGAAAATTGCATCATTTATATCTTCTTCAATAGCTGCCACAACACTCTCATCAACAGCCACATCAAATATACCAACAATCTCAACGATTACCGTTACACTGCTTATGAATGAGTGCTTGTTCTTTTCACTATTATTTGAAGATTCGCTGCGAACAATTACATGGTTCACTAACACCTGAGCAGGTACATCGCCCTTATACACTGGTACACTTACCGCATTACTTACAACGGAAAACATATCAGTAGTTAAATCGTATAATGGGTTTTTATAGCTCATCAAGTATTTGTTTTACTCTCTTCTGAAATTTCTCCCGTACAATCGGTATTTGCTTAAAAAAGAATGGTTTTGGTTTCATGCCATGCCTTGCCAGTGATATTGCTATTGCCCACGCTGCCTGCTCTGTACGTTCTGCTTCACCTTTATCCTTTCTTCGCCTTCGTGTCTTAATGTTATACGTTGCCGTTAATCCTTTCCGCTTTACCCATGCCTTAATCGCTTTTACCATTTCTTTGAATGATCCACGCTTATATCCTTTCATTTCTGCTGCAATGCCCTCTGTCCCTGGTATTGGCCGGTAATGCCCCTTTGTGCCAAATTCAAGAAACGCTGCATAAAACTTTTCGGCAGTCACATCAACATTCCATAAATCAACCGGCTGTACGATAATTGAATTGAGCAAACCGCCGGTATCACTTGACTGAGCTACCAAATCCCTTTTTGCACCTTCAACGAACTTTAACCCGGCTGCCTTTACTTCTTCTGATATTTCTGCCTGCATCTCTCTTGATGCCGTCCGTATTCGATTCAGCATAGCATCAACCCCTATCAAATCAACTTTTAGCATTTCCGGTAATTAAGACGTTAAACCGCTTCTCATTGATCCGCTCCACAGAACTGATACCGTACTTTTTCCCGTTATAAAGGATATTCCAATTCTGGTTTACCTGCAAATTACTGTTCCATCTTATTTTGAAGGTTGCAGAATTTGCAATCATTGTCTGTGACCGTTCAAATGACCGGCTGCCGGATGACTGAGTGACCTCAGCCCACACAGATGCCCGGGTAACAACAGATTCCTTATTGTCACCCATCATGTCCGGAGTAACAACCGTTTCAACCAATTTAATCTGTTTATATTGCCCTATGCCAGCCATGTATCTACTTCTTTGAATTGTGAACAAAGTACCAAAGCCGCATCGCAAAGCCCTTTGATGTCTTCATCTCCCCTGTGTTCGTACCTGTAAGCGATTTCCTGCCTCATGGCTGCCTTTAACGCTGCCGGTACAGATGAATAGCCCACTTCATATTCAGCCAGGATATTTAAACCCAACGCTGTTAAGATGATACTTTCTGTAATGTCAAGTTCGTAAGTCAAATCATTACCATCTGCATCGGTAACGCTGGTTATCGAATTGACCGGTGAAAAAGGAAGTTTAAAATTACCCAATTCATTGTCAAACTCAATCTCCATCGTCTTCGGCACCAATGATAACCCGGTGAACATTTCTACCCGTTCCCTTGCGGCAGTAATCAGGCTTTCAATCAAATCATCATCATCATCATACTCTGTTGCCGTAGAATCTGACGGGTCCAAATATCCCTCTAAACGAAGGTAGTCTTTGACCTCCTGCAATGTCAACGGCTCAGTAACACCGCTTGCGGCTGTTGTTTCTTTGAATGATATTAGCCTGTTTTTCATCTTATTTTTTTAAGAGGGAAGGCCGAAGCCCTCCCCCGTTATACTCACAATCACCCGGCACAATTAGCTTGCATTACCTAAGTCTGCATAGATATGGGCATCTGTGCGGAGAAGGTTAATATCCTCAAAGCACTCAACCCTTGCAGTAACAAGGTTCTTTGTGAAGTTATCGGCATCTTCATAAGAAAACTCAACCCGGAGCGATTCTGTTTCAACCCTCTCAATGTATTCGTTATCTATAATCAATGCCTTGTCATCCGTTACCCACGGAACTGCAATCACAGGAACACCTGCAATACGGATATTTCCGTTGGCATCAATTACTGTACCACCAGGGATAGAGTAATCGCTCGGTTTAGTTGCCAGCAACCTTGCCCACTCTGATGGGTTAACAAGGATGTATGAAGCGTTAAAGTTAGCCTTCATCTGGTTTGCAATAAGCTCAATTAACTGTTCAGCATCAACGGTAGCTGACATAGTTGTTGAACCAGTTGCCCCACCACTTACAGCAGTGAAGAACGCCGCATTTTCTGCCTTGTAGAAGTCACGCAACAGCATCCTTTGCAGTGTACCCTGTAAGAAAGGAAGCTGGTACATCATTTGTTTGCTGAAACGGGCATAACCGGCAATGTAATCACTTACCACCTTAACCTCTGTCAGGTCATAGTCAATCTGTGTTTTACCGCTTCCCTCGGTCTGTGCGCTGATACTTCCCTCAGTTCCCGTTTCACGGTATGTAACATAAAGGCCAGTCGGACTTTGCGTAACCGGGATAAGATCACGGAAATTCACCTTTTGAGAAGGAACAAGCCCCTGCCGTTGGTTGTATGATGCAACGCCGTCACCTGATAGGTTAGAGCTTAACAGCATATTCCCAACCGTTTTCAGTTCAATGATGAGTTTGGCATTCCGATCTTTACGGAAAGCCTCAAACTCAGCCTGCTTTGATTCAAAAGCGTTCCCGATTTCTTCTGTGAACACATCGCCGAAGGTTTTCTTTTCGGTGAGTTTCTTTTTGCTCCCATCGGCAACAAACTTATCAATAACCTGCTGGTTTTTATCAGCAGCATCTTTCAGAACTTTTACTTCGGTTTTCAGCTCATCAATTTCTTTCATCTTTTCCAGCTTCGCTTCAATTTCAGCCGCTTTGGCTTCAATCTGCTTTTTCATTTCCGCATCGGTTGCGGTCTTCAGTTCTGCTTTCAGCCCGTCCAGAGCTTCCATCAATTCTTTCTTTTCCATTTTTAAAGTTTTAGATTATTTGTAAATTCTTTTATCGTTGCAATCACATCTATCTTCGGCTCAACTGTCTGGACGGGTTGAGAATTTAGTAGTGATTTTATTGCCTCATTAATTTGAACCATTCGCAGTTCAATAAGTTCAAAAGCATCATCGGTAAACCGCCCATCACGGAGCGACTTTATTAACAGATGCTGCTCTTTGCTCAGCTTATCATGTTCTGCCGTAATTTCTTCAAACGTCATTGACTTACCCAATGTAGGAGTATTTGGATTTGCACCCCACAAAACGGCAGAACCTTCGTACAGAAATAACTCTTTAAGGTTCCTGTACTCATCCTTATTGCCTTCGTTAACAGTTTCATACTTAATAGTACGATAACCAATACTGTGCTGGTTAATATGTCCTGTCTTGTAAAATTCAAGTACATCGTTTCCCCAGGTGGTGTTCGGTATTTCTGTAACACCTACAAGATAGTCACCCTCTACATTCAACTCGGTGAACTTACCTACTGCTGATTTTAGTGATGGGTTATGATCCGTAAGGTGCCAGATGAGATTTGCAGCCTTCGGGCCACGTTCTGATATAGTCTTTGTGAACGCACCAGGCATGATTATGTCATTGTCAAGGTCTTTGCTGCCAAAATGAGCTATGGCCACCTTTACCCGGCGGTCGGATATATCCTTTACGCTGTCACTGATATTCTTTACCTCATACATTCTTTTCATCGCACACAAATTTAGTTAATTAATCAAACAAATTATTTTTTTACCAACCGGCCTTGTTCATCTCTTTTTGGCTTCGCAACAAACGTACAGCGACAATTTATAACCATTGCTGCACTGCCCTTTGGGTCGGACGGATGCTCAACCAATTCACCCGTTCTTGGGTCGCTGAACTTATCATCAATGCCAACCGTCTGCCCGTCCATGTGGTAATGGTCTTTACGGTCTTCAGGCAGCCGCCCCCTTGTCCTCATGTCCCTGTGTGAAACCCATTCCTTTGTCATAACCAAGTTAAACGATTTCGCCGCTACCATTGAACCGGTATTGGCAGCCATGTTAATCTCAGTCCTGACAATACGCTGCGACTGAATGAGTGCAATATTCCGGCTCTCAATCAACTTTATCATTTCATATTCACCAAGTCCATCAGCCAACCCTTCTTCCAATATTTTCATCAATGCCTGTCTTGTCGTTTCTGTCACCCTGATGATAGCTTTCTCTAAAAGGTGACGTTGAAGGTAGTTGGTAATTTCTTGCAGCCATATTTCAGAACGGCCTAAGAACTTCTGTGATATGTCAGCCCTCACTTCCCGGTATGTTTGCCTGGCATGGTATAAGCCGACTTCTTTATTCAAAGCAGAAAGAGGAGCCGCCAGTTTATCGTTCATCAGCAGAACGGCTAAGTTATTCATTGCCGCCCTTGTCCCGTTAGCCTCAATATCATCAATCAAAGAACTTTGGACAGACTTAATCGCTTTGTAAATCTTGGGCTGGTATTTGCGGGAAAACTTCCCGTTTACCCTCTGCCATTCCTGTAATTTCTTTTTTCTGTCCATCCTGAATCAGTCTTTTCCGCAACTGCTCCCGTTTATACTCCATCTTTCGCCGGTGAACAGCACAGGTTTTCTCACGGCTTGTCACCGGATAAGTCTTCATTATCGTTTCCTGTATTGTCATCAATTTCCCATTCACTTAAAGGTGTACCGTCCTCTGTCCTTATCCACTGCTCATCAAATAACGGGTTGTCAATCTTTTCAAGTCCTAACAAGGTACGCTGTTCATTCGGGCTTAATCCCCTCAACTGGTTAACCCATGTTGATTTTGCCACAACGTCCTCCTGAAGCTCAGTGAACACGGTTTGGTCAAAATCCACAACGTAACCACTATTTTTATAACCCCAATCATCTGATAATTTACGGTTAAGGTGATTGCGTAATGAAACAAGTAATGGCATGGCTACCCTGCTGGTTAACGATTTTTCGGCCTCCTTAACATTGTTGTATGTACTTGTGGCATCGTCACCGGCCAACTGTGCTGGTACACCAAACACTGAGCAGAACCGCTTTAAATCCCATTTTTCCGATTCAATTACTGCAAGGTCAACAGGGCTTATCCCAATCGGGACAAATCCCATTTTATAACCTGATGTGGCTATCTCTCCGGATCTGTCAGGCCCACGGCGAAGTTTCTCCTTAATCGCATCAGCCTGTAACTTAGTATCAGCAACTGAGGCGTTTCCACTCATCACTCTCGGGTCATCAATATAGATTATCCCAGGCAGCCCGCCGTTCTGCATGGCAGAATCAGAAGCCTTTAAAGCATTGTTATTCCGGCTCAGTCTTTTCAGTGCTGCCTTTAACGGAGCCGTTCCATACAAGTGTGAACCGTTAGGGCTGAATGAGTAGCTCGCATATTTATCATGTAAAACCTGAGCCTTTGTGAACGGCTGGTCTATTGCTAAAATCTTATAACCAATGGGTGAAATAGGAAACGATTGTGTTTGTGCAATTATAGCCACATCTTGCGCCGGCAACACATTTAACGATTGTGGTTTGCCCATGTTTGCCCCAGCCTCCAATGTATCAGCCCACAGGTATGAATTACCAGTCAGCAGCTTATACCCTATGAAATTGCCCACCATGTCAGTCATAGACTGAAACTCATTAGGGTACTTCATTAACTCAGTCAACTTCCCGGCATTAACCAGTTCAAGGGCTTTGGTCCGATATTCCATTCCCTTCTTAAAGTCAAGAACTGAAATATCCTTACGGCTGAAAATTGACTTGTACCGCTTGTAACTTTCCTCATCCTTTACCTTGTAAACAGCCCATTCCGGCATCTTGCACTTGTCAGTAATCAGGTTGACAATCGAATAAATAATGTCGTTAGCCTCATAACCGTTAGTGATGTATGAGGTTTGATTGTCATTAAGCCAAACGTATTGTCCGTTTATTAAAGAGTAAGAGGCGAATGGTGTTCCTATTGGTGTCACCGTCCGCCTAGTTAATGCTTTCCACGCTTCACTTAATCTGCTCATATTGTTTATTTTACCATGCCAAAACTTCAAATTTAGGCTTTAAATCAAACCATTCTCTCATCATAATGGTGTCGGCAAAGTCAGGAGAACGGCCCAAAACCTCTTTCACTTTATCCTTTGGCAATACCTGCCGTTTGCCGTCCTTATCCATGTTGTACTGTTTTACCTGTTCTAACTCCTGAATAATAGCGTTCTTCATTTCAATGTCCTTACAATCAATAAATAACCCGCCTTTGTTTATCCGTTCTGCTAACCTGAAATAACACTGTGACTTCAGGTTGTTATAATTTTCTGTCCCAAGGTTCATAGGGTTCGGTAACGGGCTGCTGTTATTCACAAACCCATGACAACCTAAAATGTCAACTACACCGCCGCCTACTCCGTCCTCATCTGCTATTGTCCGGCTATTTGGGACATTGTACTGATTTTGTAAGCCATTGATGATAGCCGCTACTTCACTGACTGATTTATGCCTGTACTGAATCAACTTAACCCGTAACCCGTCCCAAATACCTATCACCGTACTATCTGAACCAAACCGGGCAATATCAGCCGTAATCATCTTTTCCCCTTCAGGGACAAATGTATTTGTAAAACAGTCCAATATCTTGTCGTACTCAATAAGGGCAGAAGGGTCATCGTCATATTCCCAATTACCAAATAACAGTCTTTCTTTCTCCGGCCCCTTCAATGTCCTGTTAAGCATATCCAAATAACCTGGAGGATGCTTTTTATTATCTTCAGGGAAAGCCTGCACAAACTTTATGTGTTCCGGCAATGACCCTGATTTATTCCTTTGGTAGTAATTCCTGTATAGGTAATTTTTTGACGGGTTACAAGTCTGCAAAATCTTCCCTTTAATTCCGTAAACGTCATTTTTCCATCTTCCTACACTTATTGCCAGATTATCCCTTGCTGATTCTTCAAACTCACCTGCTTCCTCAATCCATCCTCTTGTCATTTGGATAGAACCAAATCGGTGAAATTTTGGGTCTGAAGGCAAATAAGGGGCAGCTAATAAAAACACCTTGCTGCCATTGTGAAGACTGAAATAACTGTCTTGCCCGTTATATGAGTAATATTTTGGGTTAAGCCCCCAATGTTCAAATACCTCATATATTGACGGGATAGTGAACTTTCTCAAATCAGTCAACTCCCGCCTGGCAATAAAGTAATGCGTTTCAGGATAAATAAAAGCATCGCCGAATATCAAAGAGCATCCTAAATATGATTTACCGCTTCCTTTTGAGCCCCCATAGACAACATCTTCTGTTGTTTGGTCAGTCCAATATTTAGCGACAAGTTTCTGTTTATCATTCCCGTAAGTGTCAAATACAACCTTCACACAATTATTTTATTTCCATCCCAGTTATCTGCTTAATGTCAACGCCACCGGATAACTCCAGTTCTGACTTTTCAATATAGCCCCGTTTCTTGCCTTTTGTTTTCAGGAAGAAAATAGTACTTGACACTTCGCCGTTACTGATTTGCTTGTGTAATTGGCTTTCGGCGAAGTCGAGGGCAATGTCCTGAATAGAATCAACAGCAGCCTTATAATCAGCATCATTCTCCATCCACTTGTAATGAGTGGAACGGTCAATACCTACTGATTTTGCGGCAGTTGTGACAACACCGAGGCTTTTTTCTAATGCCTCAATCATTGCCTTCTTTTGTATGTTGAAATCTGTTGCCATTATATTACTTCTCCATTCTTTTTAATAACTAATGATGGGTCTAACTTTCTCATTCGGTCAACTATCACTTGACAATACTTTGGGTCTAATTCCATTCCGTAGCATTTACGTTTTAGTTGGTGGGATGCTACCATTGTTGAGCCTGAACCGAGAAAAGGGTCGAGTATTGAATTATAATCTTTAAAGAATAACATAATTTCACTTAATAATTCTATTGGTTTTTGATGCGGATGTGGGCTATCTACTCTATTTTTATACTCTCTACTTATACTAAAAACATTACCGCCAAATTTTGAATATTTAACATCTCCCGCAATAACAATCGCCTCCCATTGTTCTGCCATTCCGCCTGCACCATTTAACCCTGCATTTTTTTTATCCCAAACCGCTATTGTTTTTAGTTTTAAATTATTGTTTTCTAAAGTTTGTATTGCTTCTTTAAAAGTCCTCCATTGTAAAAAGAAAACATATACATCGCAAATTCTTAAATTAAAAAAATCGTTCACACAATCGAAGTTTTCATCGCTTAGAATTGTTCTAACTCCTAATTGACCCCTTCCATATTTTCCACTATCTCCATTCCCATACGGGGGGTCAGTAAAAACCATGTCCGCTTTTTCGCCATTCATTAATTTAGCAACGGTATCGGAGCAGGTAGAATCCCCACACAGCAACCGATGCTCCCCAATCTCGAACAAATCACCAAGCACAATATCGGTCTGTACTTCGTCAGGTATTTCGTAATCATCCTCCTGCGCTTCGGGCTCAACTTTAAAATCGGGTATATCTAAACCCCAATCCTGCACCTGTTGCGCATCCCATTCATTGGATATAATTTCCCAATCCCACTCACCAAATCCGACATTGTCTTTGATTATGAATTCCTTTTGCTGCTCCTCTGTGAGGTCATTAGCCATGATTACAGGTACTTTCTCCAGCCCCGCCTCCTTACACGCCTTCAGCCGCATATTGCCGCCTAAAACGGTCATATCAGCATTTATAACGATTGGCCGGATAGTGAGCATCTGCGGGAAGTCTTTAATTGACTGAACAAGCTTTTTAAACTTGTCATCCTTTATCAGCCTTGGGTTGTTTTTGTTTTCAAGGATGTCGCTGATATTTACTTCGACTGTTTTCATCACCTCAAATTTAGCGAATGTTTTTTATTTATGTACGGCATTTCTTTTGCGGCCATATTACCCTGCTGCCTTGATGTGGATCCGTCCCAGTACCTGGAAGCCACCAGCGGCTTTTTGATTATCCCCGGCTGACCGTACTCTTTATGCAGGTTAAAATAAAAATCGCAGTCAAGAAGTGTTTTCAGGCTGTTGTCAAATTTCAGGTTGTTTGCCCGCCATGCGGTGACAGACGGCATCCCGATTGTGTTCTTTTCAAAGATTTGTTTCCCCGTCCATTTCGGATCGGTAAACCTTAAAAGCTGGCTCCGGTCATTCATTGCCCGGCCTGATGATGCCACCCATCCATTGAATAACAGTGCAAAAGAGAAGTCTTGCAGTGCCGTATTTGTCAGTAACTTGTCATCCTGGTACAGCACTTTTATGTTTTTGCAGCCGGCTTTACTTATTGCAAAATTTGTATTTGCACTTATCCCTTTTTGAGGGTTATGGTAATATGCAACCGGGTAGCGGTCACATACCTTGCGGATTATGTCTGAATCAGAGTTATCAGCAACAATGATTTCAAATTCACCTTCCTGATTAATTACCGATTCAATACATTCAGTTAGTGTTTTGGTTCCATAACCGTACTGCTCAAAGGCAGGAATGCAAACGGAAATAGGCGGTACTTCGTAATGTTTAAGGTTTAGTATCAGCTTTCTGTGTTCGTCAAATTGCTTGTATGTTTCTGCAATTTCGGTGAAAGCAGGTTGTTTCCCTTTTCTGATTACCCCTACCCCGTAGTCAGTGTCAAGGACACACATCGAAAGGTTGTCATACTTTGCCCGGATGTATTGCCATGCTTTCCAAACGTCACCCGTCCATTCGCCCTGAATCCTGGGGACCGCCTGCATGGCTTCGCTGGTAGGGTTGCAATCGTGTACAACGATTGTCCCTTTTTCGGTAAGTGCTTTTAAGGCATTTTCAATGTCATTTATTACCTGTGCTTTATGATGAAGGCCGTCAATGAAGATGATGTCGAACTTTTCTGTGTTATCCCGGAAAAATTCATCGGATGTGCAGCACCTGTCAGGCCGTAAAGACTTCAGAGGGTCAACACCTATTTTATTTGCACATTTTATCTTGTGTAGATTTTCTTTCGTACCGATACCGATTTCCAGGTAACTCTTTGCGCCGTAAATGTCAGCAATTCGGTTAATTATGTTCCACCTCATACTTTGTTATTTATATGATTACCTTATTCCTTGATTACGGTTTCTATTGTGAATTTTTGACTTTTCTTTATTTTGACGAATGCAGTTTGATACTATGTAATGTTTCTTAGCTGCTTTTTTTTCATGCAGCATATTCCATTTTGCTGGATTGTCTTCATGAAATGTCCTGTTCATATCAGCGATTTCGTCAATCATTTTGTAAATGTTTTTGCGATAAATGTCCCAATTTTTCCCTGGCTTAGGAATAACTCGTTCAAATTTTATTTCCAATTCATCTTTTACCTGGTCATCAAAATCTATCTTTTCAAGCCCGTAATACATCTTTATTAACTCTGAATGTTTATTTAACTGGATCAACTCTTGAACTGTTAAATCTGGGTAATACCCAAAACATATTTTTGAACGCATCGTCATTTTCCTTAGAAGAAGATTAGTCATAACTATATAAGTTTTTTGTGCTTGTGAATTTTATAATGTTCGTTTTCGTAAAAGTTACCCCAGTTCATTTCCTTAATAACTGCCTCAGAAAACTCAAACGGGAAAGAAAGCTGGTCGAAGTTTGTCCATTGCACATTATCAATGTACCACCTTTCAGCCATTTGATTAATATGAGGCTCGTTCTTTCTGGCAAACAGGCCGCACCAATAAAGAGGCAGTCCAAACCCGTAATTAGCCGCCTCGGCAAGTATTGATGCTGCATTATACCGGACAGACAGATATTTATTTCCGGATTCAACCGAATCAGCAATAAAGTGAGCTTCCTCACCTATTGTCTTCCTGAACGGATGCCTGGATATTGAGACAGAACACATACGGTCAATAATACCACTTACAAAATTTGTGGAAAGAATTTCTACATTGGCATCAACCCAAATGTAAATGTCATAACCTGGGAAAGCAATATGAGGAAGTATTTTGAAAAACTTGGCTGCCAACCGACTGTCAACAGTGTGAAATGGGTACGGATTATTTTCGTCTGTTATGTAGATTCTATCAAATTCAATGTCCTGCTGTGCAAATGGGTGTACATTGTCAATACCTCCGAGATTTGCTGTTATGACGGCTATTTTCATGTGCTGTGCAATTTCTAAATTCGTTCAAATTCATAGGTTAATGTCCCATCTTCATGTCTTGTAAATGATACATCGTATTGAGGGATTTGGTCTCCTTCCTTTAGTGTGGTAAATTTTTCTGAAACCCCATACATATACCACATATCATTTTCCCAGTGCCTAAACTCAATATGAGTAGGGCGAAAATCTTTCATAAAAATGCACAGTTCAGACCAACATTCTGTATAGGCATTATTGCTTATTTTTATAAACCCTTTATTCATTATGAAGTGCTGTTTTAAAATTCAAATTTACTTTTTTTGGGGAATAAATCATTAAGAACCTTTTTCATGTCAATAGAAATTCCGTATTCACCGACTGAAAAAAACATACGGTCTTTGATAAGTGCCATTATCTCATTGTAATTCCTGGGAGCGTTTATTTTGCAGTCTTTCATTTCTTCAAATTCATACTCACCGAAAAAATTAGTTGAGGTGTACAGCGTTTTAATGACGTATTCACAGGGCCAAACAAACGGCAGCCTTTTTATCCTTTCATGAAAATAAATGATGGGTGTATGGATGTCTGTGTAGTGTTCGTTATACCCGTTTAAGTTCATGGTATTTTCGATAGACTTTTTGTACCGGCCCCTGGCTTTATCATGCCATACCTGAATTGTAGAATCGTACCAGAATTTAAAGTTGGCAGGATCAATTGGTTTGATAAAGAAAATATCATCGTTCGTAAAAATAAACGGGTCGGAAACTCCTTCCGATATAGCTGCATTAATTTTTGTGAAAATAGAAAACTCCTTTTTGCCGGGAACATCTTTGCAGGGGATATGCCTGACATTGGTTAGCCATTTTGGCTTTTCACCTACGATAACAACTTCATTAACGCCTGAAAGGTTTTTTTCTATTGAACGAAGGCAAAATCTTAGTTCATTATCTTGCCACCGACTTCCGGTTCCGAGAGGGATTACAACGTCTATCATTATGAGTATTTTTCGATAATCAAATTTAATTCAATCCGGCTCCACTTCTTTACCGGCGACCTTGTCCCGACTGCATCCAACAAATCAATCTCCATTCTGCTGCATCTTTTTTCAAGTCCGTGGCGGTAGTGGATTAGATTACCATGCAGGAAGCGGTTGCACCTGGTACATTGCCCGTTTACGTTTGTCTCATTGAAGCGTAGTGCTGAGTGATGCCCCTGTGAATAATAATGCCCGGCTTCTGTTATCTGTGCGCCGCAACTTATACAGCCTTTGTCTTGGTCCCGTTCACGAATCCAACGATTAAATACCTGTTGCGCCTTCACTAACAGTTTCGGTAATGATTGCGTAGATGATAAGCAGGATCTCCGCAAGGGTTTTTTTGTCTTTTTCATTCAGGTTAAATTTTTCTGCATAGTCTGTAAAATCTTTACAAGTCTTTTCTGCATCCTGGTAAACACCTTCGTCCTTCATAACCTTTACAATCTCAGCACAGGCAGAACGGATTGATTTATATTTCAAAAAACAGTTGATAAAATTAAACCCGTTAGCCTTATACACGGCTGCATATTTTAACGCAAGGGCGGTGAATGTTTTTTTGTAATCATTCATACCTTTCCCATTAAGTAATCTTTAAACGCATTTCGTGTTTTTTGCTTTTCGTCATCCGGGAACATGTCAGCAAGTCTGTCATTAATTGGAAGTGCCTTGTGCTGTGAATGTTCTTCCTCCCTGAACCTCATTATTTCTTCGTGCCGTTCCTGCCGGTGTATCTCAAACAATTCCATGAATGTAGGAATGTCGAGCTTGTTATAAACTTTCCCTATTTTCCCTTGTGACAACTTTTGCAGGAAAATAAAAACATCTTGCAAAGCCAGATTGTCACTTTCAGCATCGTCAATAATCGTATCAGCTAAAAGAAAAATCTGCTCTAAGTTCAAACCGTTTGGCAAATTGAAAAACTTCATGCAATACTCAATCTGCGCTGAAATTACCTGATGTACTTCTTTGCGGTTTTCTTTTGCAAGTACTGTAATTCTTTCAGATGATGGCACACTGGCAAGTTGCAGGTAATTAGTTGCACCGTCCTGCCATAGATAAGTTTTGAGCAACGTTTTTACGAGCTGCTGATCACCCCTTTCCGTAGCGTTCAGCAAACAACCTGTCATACTCTTTGGCTCTTTCTTTAGACCCGTAATTTGGTTTGTTGTCAGTTGATTTTCCATGTAACGAAATTTGAAGTATTTCCTGAATGTGGTTTGAAATTGTGACGAGTGATTTTTGAGAATAGAATTTATCGGCCTTAATAACTTTGCAAATTGGTTCCCATGCTTCCAATACTTGGTCCCGGTGAAGATCAGGGCTGCCGGATAACTTACCTACTTCGCAAAGGTATGAGGCGATAGAAAAAAGTGGCCGGTAGTCTTTTGATTCTGATGAAAGGTAGTTTGGATTATGACTTTTGAAAATTCGCAGCATCTCAGGAATAATCAAAAGGTTTTCAGACTTTCCAAAATTTTCATCTTTATTTCTATTTTCATTTTCAGTTACAGTTTCAGTTACAGTTTCCATATGCTTAGCATATGCTTTTTTGTTTTTAGATTGACTTTCAGTGTGTTGTGCATTTTTACGCCTGCTATCTGAATATTTTTTTCTTCTTTCCGATTCTAAAAACATTCTTTCGTTATAAAAAAATCCGTTTTCGTTAACGAATTTCGAATACACATCTTCATCATATGCTTTGCATATGCTTAGCATATCCTTTTCTGTCAACTTTCCTTTTTGGTGCTGCAAGCAAAGCAGTCGTATATATTTACCAACCTGCTCATCTGTCATCGTAAATGTGCCTGAAAGAAAATCAGACGTATAAAATAAAACTGCCGGATCCTTTCCCATTGCTATTTATTAAAAAAAATTAAAAAATTGTACGCAACCCTAATCGAACAGTCTGCTAATTTTACGTTCGACTGTACACATTGTGTCATTATGCTGTCCACCGTGGGCAACTGTCAATATTTCAACAATTTCAAAACCTTTTGTTTTGCCAATACCGTTTGTATTCCAGCCAAATGATATTACAAACCCGTTTGCTTTTACAACTCTTGCTATCTCTTTTTTCAAATTACCCCAAAATGAAGCCTGTGTGGTTTCCATATTCACAGTTTTACCCATTTTTTTATAACACTCTGAAACCTGTCGAGGGCTATATGGAGGGTCGTATAAAACAAAATCAATGCTCCCTGTTTCAAACTGCTTTAAAAAATCCAAAGCATCCATACAGTAATCTGTTTTCATTTGCGGGTCAAGGTCATTTGTAATTTTTGCAATCCTGTTTTTATTAGCAAATGGGTCAATGCTTGTCATTTCTGAATTATGGTATTTGTGTATCAAGCGGCTGATACATTTAATATCAAAAGTGTTTTTATTTGGCATTTCCCACACCCTACTAAAGAGGGGATGCGCACAACATGTGGTTTTTGGCCTGCACAAAGCCGAGAACCGTTGGTCACCACGCCTACCAGCATTTAAAATTGCACGATCTTTTGCCATTACCTATTTATTAAAAAAAATACCCCCGGAGGTTGGAAGCGGGACTAATCGCTTTGCCATTGCTGGCC